GATATTGGTAGGATCACCGATATACTTCTTAGGAAACTTTGGCTTGAAAAAGCCTTGTTTGTAATCATATGCCATTATAAACCTCTGCTAAATAGTATGTAGCATTGGAGGAATAAATGGCTAACGATAGTCTGGAATACATTACAACGCCTGGTAGTCCCATAGCAGGTACACCAGCTGGTGGATCTACCAGAGTAACGCACAGATTTCCGTTGGACTTACAGTCGGACTCACAAGGTCACTTTATGACCATTACTGCCTATCCAAGTCAGTCAAGATTTTCTAATAACAAAGATAAGTCACCAGTGGCGGTCGCATTGTTTATTCCAGGTGGTGGTCAGAACAGTTCTTTATTCTGGCAGATGGCTCATCAATACGACGAAGTTAAACTGGCCAGACTGGGCACCTCTGTTATTGGTGCTATTCCAATTGTAGGCACGGCCACAGCGGCAGCAGCCGGTGCAGCGAGAATAGCTGGTCAGGGTGTTATCAATCCTAAGGTCGATGTTCTATATGCCAATTCCGATCTTCGTGAGTTTCAGTTCGATTACTTTATGGCTCCACAGTCAAAGGCGGAACAGGATGAGATGCACGCCATTATTAAAATACTTAGAAAGTTTTCCGCACCAGAGATTACTGGTACACTGACAGCACAGCAGCAGCAGGCGGTTCAGGATGCTTTGCCAGGTGACATAGGACCTATTCTGGCTGATCAGTTTAGAACAGGCTTCTGGTTCGTACCACCAGCCGAGTTTGATATTAAGTTTAGATATGTTGAAAACGGACAGATTAAAGAGAATCCATACCTACCTAGAATAGCCAAGTGTGTTCTCAAAGTGGTTAATGTTAACTATTCACAGCAAAATGAGTTCAGCGCATTTAGAGGTGGCTCACCAACACAGGCACAGCTATCACTTGTGTTCCAGGAAATGCGTGTAATCAGTCAAGCAGACATAGACAGCGGATACTAATATGCCAATTCAGCAAGTAGCACAAACAGGACCAAAGTATTTAAATATGTTAGCCTTCTTGGGCGCATTGGATAAGGGCGGCTCCCTTACAAGAGCCTGTCGCTTTGCCGTAGCTATTAAACCACCAGTTGGTCTAAGATCATATCCAGGTGACCTTCAATATTTGTGTGATACCGCAGAGTTGCCTGGTCGTAGCTTCTCGGTGGCACAGGCTCGTTACTATGGCCCTTCACAGATATTTCCAACCAATACGGAATATCAGCCACTAACACTATCATTCCTGTGCCGTGCGGACTCTGGTGAACGTAGGTTCTTTGACGATTGGATGGACTTTATCAACCCAGTTAATAACTTTAATTATAACTATCCAAATGAGTATTACTCGGAGATTAACATCTTCCAGTATACCGAATACGGTGCGCCATCACCTCTCGGTCCGCTATCAGTAATACCACTAACAGGCTCCACATGGCAGCCTAACATATCATACCACTGGCGTCTAATGAAAGCATGGCCACTGGTTGTCAATGCACAGCCTGTAAACTGGGCGGAGCAGGAAGTATTAAGACTACAAGTTACCTTCACCTATAAGAGTTGGGACAGACCTACACTATTCAAATAATAATGGAGATATATTATGGCATTGCCTAAGATTGAACTACCTGCATATGATTTTGTTATACCATCAAACGGAAAGTCTATCAAAGTTAGACCGTTCACCGTTAAAGAAGAAAAGATGATATTGATTGCCGTTGAGGCAAAGGTACCGTCAGAGATTATCACTACGGTCAAGCAGGTTATTAATAACTGTATTCTTGATGGTGATATTGACGTTGATAAGCTACCATTCTTTGATATCGACTATCTCTTTATCTTTCTAAGAGCCAAGTCGGTTGGTGAAACGGTAGCAGTCAAGCTAACCTGTAACAATGTGTTAGAAGATGAAACCGTATGTGGTAACGAGTTTCTGGCGGATATGGATATCGCCAATGTAGAGTTGATCCGATACGATGGAGTCACCGACGATATCAAGCTAGGTCCTGCCTCTGGTGTCCGAATGAGATATCCAAACTATGGTATTATGAGAAAGATCGAGGAACTACCAGACATTGATAAGAAAACTCATATCGTGGTCAGTTCTATCGATTACATATATGATAAGTCTGGTATGCACTCATATAAAGACTACACAACGGAAGAATTGAAAGAGTTTGTTGAAGGTCTGACCGAAGAAAACTATAAGAAGTTGGAAGCCTATGTCGATAGATTTCCTTCTGTGGCAGCCAAGATCGAAAGCAAATGTAGCAAGTGTGGTTTTGAGCATAAGGTGAGGTATACAGATTTCTTCGATTTTTTTATCTGATAATGGGTCACGATTCACTAGCTAATGTGCTTAAGTCAAACTTCAATCTTATGCATCATCATAGATGGAGTTTATCTGACGTTGAAGGTATGATGCCATGGGAAAAATATGTCTATGTTGATATGCTAAATGCCTGGGTCAAAGAACAGGACGATCTGGCTAAACAGCAAGAAACCGAGTATAAGAATATGATGAGCCAACTTAACAGAAGAAGAAGATAATGGCCTTTACATTAGATAATCAAAGCCAGAATATATTTTCAAAACTTAAATCAATGGCACCAGCCAAACGATTTGGTATGCTACGTGACCAACAAAGAATGGGAGCAGCTTCACCATTCACATTGCTCACACCATTGGAGTTTGCTGAACTATTCCCAAAATATTATCTAAAAGGTATGCCAGAGGTCAAAGGCTTCTATGATGCCCTTTCTAAGAAGAAGGGAGGAACATTAGCAGAAGGTGAGGCGACCACATCTTCAGGTGCTTCAGTATCATCATCAGAGAAGGTAACCAACGTAGTCAAAGCCAAAGAGATATATGATTATATCCGTTCTAAGGGTATTGATCACGTTCATGCCGCTGGTATCGTCAACAATATGAAATACGAATCCAACTTTAACTCTGGTGCTATTGGTGACGGTGGTACCTCGGGTGGTCTATTTCAGCACCATGCTTCTCGTTTCTCGGCTATGAAGCAGTATGTTGGTGATGGATGGCAGACAAACTGGAAGAAACAGATTGACTTTGCTATGACAGAAGGTGATATGAAAACCTATCTATCACGCAACTTCGCCAATCCTGCCGACGCTTCTATTGGATTCACCAAAGACTTTGAGCGACCAGCTAACACAGAAACCACAGCTATGTATAGATCACATACGGCTGGTGGATATTCTGAGGCTATGTTAGGCAAGACTGGTGAACCAAGCGGCGCCCAGACACCAGGCGGAAACTATGAAATGACCTCTAATGGCTATGTCGTTCCTAAGAATAAGGAAATGTATGATAGTAAGAATGAGGAACAGTGTGCCACTCTATCTAAGGGAATGAATCCTGATCTCGGTAGAACAAGCGGCTGGACGGTTGTAGAAGGCCCAATCAGACCTGGTGTGGTCGTAGCGACAACTCGTTACAACCTACCTGGAGGCGATAGGATGGGCGCTGGATATCACACTGGTGTAGCTATGACGGCACCAGATGATAACGGTAACTTCCTATTACTAGAACAGTTTAAAGGACAGAAGCCTCAATTAAGACAAGTCAATAAGGACAGTTATAGTGGTGGAGCCTTGGGTGGTTCGGTTAAGTTCGGACTGGTTCAGTCCAACGGAAAACTACATGACGAACAATCGAAAGAGGCACTACAGTTTGGTGCTAATCTGGCCGACGATGAACAGAAAAAGAAAATCCTAAGCAACATGGAGGCACTTGATAAAGGTGGAACCACTGGTGCCGCCGGTACTGGCTCTGGCTCGGTAGAATATAAGACAGACGAAACAAGTCAGAACCAAAACAACTTTGAACAGCAGCAGTCAACCAAGTATGCCTCAACGGCACATATATCAGATGTTGTAAGGTCACACACGGGCCAGATTGGTGAGATTATGGGCTTTATCAGCATGATAACAGGTCGTGGTGAAGGTATTGGCTCTGGTGAGAAGTATAGACCAGAAGTATCAAACACCGGTCTTAATACAAACTCCAATCTAATCGATTACAAAGGATCAAAGACCGCCAATAAACTTGGTGTCACCGATGCTCAATACAATGCATTTAGAGAGGCATTGGCCAGCATTGAGAGTTCTGGTGGTAAGTATGAACTTAGAGGTGGTTCAAGTAATCGTTTCTCTGGTGCCTACCAGATTGGTGGTAAAGAACTTGAAGAAATTGCCAGACGTTTGGGTGAACAGGCGCCAGTGACAAAGGTAAAGGGTAAGAGAACACCTGTAGCCAATGAACAGTTTATCAAAGATCCGAAGATGCAAGAAAGATACTTTGATGAGTATAACGCTATGCACCATGAAAGATTGATGAAGAATAAAAAGTATGCCGCAATGCCGCCAGAGAAAAAGCTGGAGGTGTTAGGTGTGGCACACAATGCAGGTGCTGGTGCAGCTAGTAAGTATGTAAGAACAGGAAATGTTAAGAGTGATGCCTTTGGTACACGACCAACCAAATACTCTGATCGTATTGCAATGCATCTTGACGCACTAAATCGTTCATCTAAAGCAGATGGTGTAAAAGAAACCGCACAGGTTAAATCAGGTGAGTCATTGACTGCTAAGATTACCAAGCCACTTAGAGAGTTGCTTGTCCCAGGTACGGCTAGTGCTGAAACAAAGCCAGCGGCAGGAACAAGCACAACTGAGGTGTTTGAAAGAATGAGAAAGATGAAGTCAACAACTGCTCCTGTTCCTGAGGTCAAAAGCACTATTGAATATGCGGCGCCAGGAATGTTTGATGAAAACTTTACTAAGCAGCAAGACTTAACACCGGCTCAACCAGAAAAGAGAAGTATGATGGAGAAACCACAGAATCCTGTCTCTATCAACGCACTTGAACAAAGAGCCTCACACATGCAGCCAACACCATCGCTGGCCCGTGCCATGAACAATACAAGAGGTATAACAGATAGTAGCTATACCTCACTCACCAATACTAAACTGGGATAAAAAAAGAGGGGCAAAATGCCCCTCATA